ATACCTGGCTGGCAACGGCCCGGAAAAGTAGGTACTCGCCGGATATTTATATTCCTCCTTAGCTCAGCGGTAGAGCATTCGGCTGTTAACCGAAGGGTCGTTGGTTCGAATCCAACAGGGGGAGCCACAAAAGGACGACAAAACGGATACAATCCTGAGTCGTCTTTTTTTATGCCTTGAAATGCTGATAGGGCAAGGCTTTCAGGAAATCGCTAAATAAACGAAAGGGTTCAAAATAGGCTGATTTTCCGCTATTTGAGCGTTTTCCTGCACTCTTTAATTCGCAGATGAAACCAGCCACACGAAAGTCGGAGTTTCGTATCGCTTGTTTACTTTCGTGTCGCTAGTATGGCTTTCGTGTAGACAGTTCACTCGAAACAAAAAGTTTCGTGTAGCTGGTATGACTTTTGCCTGGTATGGTTCACTTTTTCGTGGCAGATATGAATAACTCGTGGCTTGTGTCGAAGTCTAGGATAATATTATTATTCTTGGTAAAATAGTTTGTGGAACAATCGTTCTTTCACGGTTATTTCAATATGCCATATGGGGGATTAGATTAAAACATATGTTGCTAAAGAAATCGGTCATACGTGGGATTATTCCCTTTGTCATCATGACAACTATATCAATAATCATGAATTATCAAGGCATTGACGCCTTTCAAGTGAGAAGTACTTTCATAGCTGGATTGATTATCACCGTTGTAGCGGCAACATCAGTCATATATGAAAATGACAAGTGGTCGATAATAAAGCAGACAGTAGTTCATTTTCTAATCATGCTAGGGACTGTATTTCCGTGTCTACTCATTAGTGGGTGGTTTGAGTTAAATAATCCGTTGGATTACTTGAAGGTTTTTGGGTACTTCTTATTGACGGGCATTGTAATCTTTTCTGTTATGTATTTTCTATTTACGAAGATTGTAAATAGACAGAAAAAATCCCCTGATGAATAGGGGAGAAGAAGGCGAACGGAATGAGACTACTTTTCTTAATCCAACACGATATCGATTATGCCACCGCTTCGCAGATGGAAGTAGAGAAAGTTCTCATCAGCCTTGGGAACGCTGACGTGGTCAATTAGGCTACACCACAGCTCCTCGCTGAACTTGATATCCGTGATGTCTTCAAGCCTGTCGGCAAACTGCACGGCATTAAAGCGTCTCTTATCCTTTTCAGCGATCCATTCTTTTAGGTCAATCAAACTCTGATTCTTAGCCTCGTAGGCTGCGAGGGCATTCTCGTAGTCTTCATTTTCGCCAAGTTCAGTCTTGCCGATAGCTCTGAGTTGCTGGCCAAGCTCCATGTAATCTTGGTCTAGCTCGATTTCCAGCTTCTTAGCTTTTTCCTTTTCTTTACTGGTGTCGAGAACCTTGATCAGAGCATCTCGGCAAAGAGTGATGATGTCTTCTTTACTTGCTACAAGATTCCTAACCACTTCTTCAAAGGCAGCGATGATCTCGTCCTCGGTGAAGTGGGGAGTGGAGCAGGGTTCTTCACCTTCGTACTTTTTGCCACACTGCCAGATGTAGCGACGGTACTTTGTGGTCGAGTGCCAGACCTTTCTGGTATAAGGTTCTCCGCAGCAACCACAGATGATCCGCCCGGAAAAGAAATTCTTAGAAGAGCCGTTAACCTTCATTTGCTCTCGGCGTTCCATCTCATGCTGCGCCATCTCGAAAACCTCATCACTGACAATACCTTCATGGCTGTTTTCAACGTAGTATTGTGGAACTTCTCCCTCGTTCACTTTTTGCTTCTTGGTTAGAAAGTCCACCGTGAAGCGTTTCTGTAATAGAGCATCACCCTTATATTTCTCATTCTGCAAGATGCTCTTAATGGTCGTAATACTCCATTTGTCCTTGCCTCTAGGCGATTTGATACCGTCAGCTTCTAGCCCCCTAGCAATTCCGTTAAAGGTCATACCGAGCAGGAACTCACGGTAGATACGCCGGACGATTTTCGCTTCTTCCGGCACAACTTCCGGGCGTCCGTCCTTGCCTTTCTTGTAGCCTAGAAAGCTCCGATAAGGCATCGTGACCTTGCCGTCAGAAAAGCGTTTTCTTTGACCCCAAGTTACGTTCTCTGAGAGGGACCTGCTTTCTTCCTGAGCGAGTGAACTCATGATGGTGATGAGGAGTTCTCCCTTGGAATCCATCGTGTAGATGTTTTCCTTCTCAAAGAAAACCTCGACACCCTTATCCTTTAACTGGCGGACGTGGGTTAAGGTGTCGACCGTATTCCTAGCAAAACGGGATACTGATTTGGTCAGGATCAAGTCGATTTTACCTGCTAAGGCATCGGCGATCATTTCCTGAAAGCCCTCACGCTTTTTAGTCATCAGGCCGGAGATACCCTCATCCGTATAGACCTTCACAAAATCCCACTCGGGATTGCTCTTGATGTGTTTCGTGTAATAGCTAATCTGAGCTTCATAGCTGTTCAGCTGCTCGTCCATATCCGTTGAAACACGGGCATAGGCGGCAACCTTTCTTCGCTTGTTCTTACTCTTCGCTAAAAAGCCGTCCTGGGCTCTTTTCTTTGCAGGTATTACTCTTATTCTAGTTTCCATAACGCTCCTTCGTCTTTCTTCCTGCTGCCGCTCTCATCTCCTTCGTCCATGATTCCGACCTCGACCGGTCTTCCCAGTAAATGTCCTTCGTGCTTCCGTCTTTGAAACGGAAGATGAGCTTATTGCCGTTATCGACGATCACCTCATCAATCTTTTCTAAGAAGTGCATTTCATCAAATGAGGGAAGCCCCAGCACCTCGGCAGCAGATGCTTCTAAGGTATTCTCTGGTACTTGTTTTGACGGGCAAGCTGTGGCACCGCTTTTCCTGTAGGTGCGACACTGCCACTTATGATTACCTCGGTCGTACTTGCGATTAAGGTTTGCTCCGCACACCCCACAGACGAGCTTTCTTGAAAAGGCATGCTTGGTATCCGGTCTTTTCTTATAGGTCCTTTTCGCTTTTACTGCTTGGACGGCCTCAAAAAGCTCCATCGAGATAATTGGTTCATGACTATTCTCGATAAAGTACTGTGGCAGCTCGCCACGATTCCTAATCTGCTTTTTATCAAGGTGATTAGGAACAAAGAGCTTTTGCAGGAGTGTGTTGCCCGTGTAGAAAATATTCGTAGTTAGAAGGTTCAGGCGATTGACCGACCATTTAGCTCCCTGCAGGGTATAAATCTTGCGTCGGTTAAGATCTTTGGCGATAGAAGAAGGCAACTCACCTGATTCATACCGGTCGAAGACTTCTTTTACTACTTTCGCTTCCTCGGGAACAATCGTGACCTCGCCCAGCTCTACCAAATAGCCGTAGCATCTTCGAACTTGTTTTAGTGACCCTTCTGCATAGCCCTTGCGAATGGACCACTTCATGTTGTTGGAAGCAGACCTTGATTCTTCTTGGGCAAAGGAAGCGAGGAGGGTCAGTAGTAGCTCTCCTTCAGCATTCAGCGTGTTGATCCGCTCTCGCTCGAACCAAACGGCAATCTTCATTTCCTTGAGGTCTCTTACTATGTTTAAGAGGTCGACCGTGTTTCTTGCAAAACGTGATATCGACTTCGTGATGATGAGGTCAATCTTGCCGTCATTACAGGCGGTCAAAAGTTCATCTAAGCCTTCACGCTTATTCTTTGTTCCGGTCACGCCATCATCAATAAAAACACCGGCAAATTCCCAGTCGGGGCGAGAGAGGATTTGCTTTTTGTAATAATCAATCTGGGCACCGAGGGAATGAAGCTGGGCGTCACTTGCGGTTGAGACCCTGGCATAAGCTGCGACTTTTTTCCTGATAATCGTCTCAGGTCTTCTGCTTGGAATCTTTGTGATTTTCATTCAAAACCCCCTTTCCGTGTCACATGTTTGCTTTATATAACTTATATAGCAAGGCCAGAGATTGGAGGATTTAGGCGCTCTTTTATGTGCATTAAGGAGGCTTCGAGTTCTTCCTCCGTGAGCAAACTTTTTTCAAATAAGCCCCTCAAAATCTCTCTCGCCAGTTGATAATCAGATTCTCTTTTCCACAGTTCAGCTGTCATCTGGAATCACCGAACCGGTCTTTGATGTAGCAGGGATGGGAGCAATATTTTCTCGACCTACGTGCCTTGAAAACTTGACCACATGCAGGACAGAGGTGGTCTGTCTGATATCGCTTAGGGTGGGCGTTCCAATAAGCCTGACGGCACTTATCCGAACAAAATCTTCTAGGACGGCCGTTCTCGTAGCCGGGAAGCCTTGCCCCACATTGGAGACAAGCTTCCTCATTTGTTTTGTTCAGATTGATTTTTTGCCGACGACAGAAAGATTTAACCGTGTTGACGTTAAGCCCAAGGTCTTTAGCGATGCTTGCTATCGAGTCACCCTTTTCACGTCTTGTGATGATGATGTTTTGTTCACGTTCAGTCATAGTTACCCGCCTTTCAAAAGTTCTCACTTTCTAGGCAGGAGATGTCGGGGTTTTGAACGGGCAAGCTCTTAGCAAAGTGTTATAATCAGGATGTTGCTTAAAATGCAGTGCATTTGTGTTATCTGTTGAACTAGATATAATTGAAAGAAATGAAAGTGAGTAAGACCGTGCGTATTCGATGTGCTTTATCTGTATTAATGGGTCGTGAGAAATATCAAATTCAGGATGTACATGAGAAGACTGGCCTCTCCCGTGGCACGATATCTAGTCTCTATAATGAGAAATCTAAGAGAATTGACTACAACACAATTCTCAAATTGTGTGAGCTGTTTAGCTGTGATCTCAATGAATTGCTCTATATTGAGAGCGATGATGACGCTTAAAAGAACTGCTATATGCTTAAGGAAACAGGATAAATTATTGCGGTTTAAGGAATATGTGCATGTTGCTCTAACAGTCAGAAATAACATATTTTTAGGCCACAGAAAAAATAGGATTGTGATAGGAAGATTTATTAATGAGGTTTATTGGAAACAAAGAGTCAATGGTTGAAGATATTTATTCTTTTGTTATGGAGAACGTTCCTATACGTGCGAACCAAACTCTTTTTGATGCTTTTTGTGGGACGGGCTCTGTTGCCGATCGATTTAAAAATGACTTTGATATCGTCATAAATGATAATTTATTTTGGGCGACGACTTATTCTGCGGGTCGGCTATTTGCACCTACATGTACTTTTGAGCTGCTAGGATTTAATCCTTTTGACTACCTGAATGAAAACAAAAATACAGTCGAAGGCTTTATCTTTAATACTTATGCTCCTACTCTTACAAACCGGATGTATTTTACACCTGAAAATGCGGGTAGAATCGATTACTTCCGAAGTCAGATAGAAGAATGGTACTTAAATGAAAGAATAAACGACAAGGAATATGCGTTTCTGCTATCTTCATTAATAGAGTCGGTTTCGAGAGTATCTAATACAGCAGGCGTATATGGAGCTTATTTAAAAAAATGGGACAGCCGGGCATTAAAACCTATCAGCTTTATTGCACCATCATTTGAAGATAAGAGTCCCAATTCTGTACAAGTATTGAACGCGAAAATTGAAGACGTAATCCATGAAATCGAGTGCGATATACTTTACCTTGATCCACCTTATACGCAAAATCAATATGGAACTCAGTATCATTTATTAGAAACATTAATCCTTGATGATAATCCTTCAGTGAGTAAGGTTACTGGATCACGTCCTGTTACTTCAATGCGTTCCGATTGGTCCAAAGAAATAAAAGCCAATATCCTACTTGATAAAATTCTATCTAAAACAAAGGCTAAATATATTGTCTTAAGCTATAGCAGTTCAGGTTTGATGTCTAAAAGCTTCATCGAGGCATCTTTAAAAAGATATGGTAAACCGGAAACATATTTGTGTAAGAAGATGCCTTACAAAAAATATGAGAACTGGAAATCGAGGAATACAAAACAAAATTTTGAATACCTTTTTTTTATTGAAAAGAAAGGTATAGAGTCGGTTGTTTATGAATCGCCACTTAATTACATAGGAAATAAAACACGTGTGATTGACGAAATTCAAGCGGCTCTACCAAATGATGTAGATACGTTCATCGATGCCTTTGGTGGGGGATTTAATGTTGGGATCAATATTAACGCAACTAATGTTTTTTATAATGAGTATAATCCCTTTGTAAGAGATCTAGTCGAGTCATTTAGACATTATGATACCTATTCCTATGTCCGATATATGAACAAGGTTATAGATGAATTTGCTTTAACCAGAGGAAATAAAAACGCATATTTAGAAGTGCGAGATTACTACAATTCATTTCCACCAGAGAAGCGAGATCCCAGACTACTCTTGGTTGTGATCCTATACAGCTATAACCAACAAATAAGATTTAATAGCAGTTTTGAATTTAATAACCCAACTGGTATCAGGTGGTTTAACGATAAAATATTGGAAAAGTTAATCAGTTTTTCAAGAAGAATTAAGGAAATCAATGTCAGATTTCACACAGGTGATTATAGTCAAATGCATAAGTATTTGCATTGGGAAAACAGTTTTATTTATTTGGATCCTCCTTACATGCTAACAAATGGTTCTTACAATGATGGAAAACGAGGATTTAATGGCTGGGATTCTCTTCAGGAGAAAGAATTATTTGCTTTTTTGGATCATGTTGATAGCAGTAAACAAAGATTCATGTTGTCATACGTTCTTGAGCATAAGGGAGAGACCAATTTTTCCCTGTTAAATTGGATAAAAGAGAAGGATTACAACCTGATTGAATTAGGTGACATTTTGGGAATATCTGGTAGCACGAGAAAAGAAATATTGGTGACGAATTATGAGAAATAAGCCTTTGTTTGTTATAAAACAGAATTTACAAAAGACATCTCGGACGGGTGTTACCTTTAAAAGTCAGATTAGTGATGAAGACTTGAGGATAATATGCGAAAAAATTACGGGCCGAGTGGACTTTGAATGTAAATTTGTAGAAAACGACTACAAGGATGAGTTCTTGCATAACACATACAATAAAGGCAGGTTAGCAACACTAAGATATGAAAATCAGGTTCACTTCATCTCTTTTTCTGAACTAGCTATTGAAGGAAGGAACTCTAGCATTCAAAGCGTGCCCACTGCTTTTAATATTTTTTATATGTGTGAATATGCCAATAAACATTTGCATTATTATTTTATAGCAAAAGAAGGAAATCCATTTACGGAGTATCATATGTTCATTTATCGTCTTATGATGACGATAGGTTTTAATTTTTTAAATTTTCCACCAGCTAATACTGTAATGCGGTTTGTAACAATTGAAGATATGATGAGAGCACGTGATATAAACAGACAAAGTAATCGGAGCAATAATTCTACGTATATCAGCAAAAACGAAGATGGTGAGTACGAGGCGTATTGTAAGACTTACGGCGCAAGCAAATATGAGTCTAGCCTGATATCTTATGCAATGTCTGAACTTATTAGTGGTTCTCAGAAAATTAAACTATATGAGATTATAGAAGGGAACTTAAAAGAACTCCCCCAATCAAGTAAAGCAGTCCTAAATAAAATGGGAACTGTTGAGATAATTAGGACAGATTTGATCTTTGAGAAATCTGTTTTTGACGAAAGCAGGGGGGATCAGTTGCGATCGCCAAAATATCAGTATAATTTATTAAATAAACTTGGGAGTAAACAATGTGCACTGTGTGGGTGTAATATACCTGAAATAATTCAAGGAGCACATGTATGGCCAGTATCAAGTATTAAATCGGCAAACCATGTAAATTATGACGATAAACTTAAATATGCTACAGATGGTGACAATGGAATCTGGCTATGTGAAAATCATCATAAGCTTTTTGATCGAAACATGATATTGGTTTCAGAAGACGGCACGGTCAAGTACGATACGAACATTCCAGTACTGTATATGCCCTATTTACGAGATTTCACAAAAAATATTATGCTTCCCAAGATTTATTTAAATACTAATTTTTTAAATTATCTGTCTATCCGCAACGGAAAACTAGATTTATCCCAATATAGGACTTTGTAAATGTGGAGCAAGTTATGGAAATCTATAATAAATTGAGGAATAGTGAGAGAAGAGTGACGATGGTTCACTATGACTGTTATTTTCTTATTGTGTGATATCGATGGCAGGGGTACACTCTTTTAGGGAATATGTATCAAAGAAGTTTGACGATAAGTTTTGGTCAATTGCAGAGGAGTTCGTAGACGAACACTCTGATGATTTAGAGAGCTTAGGTGTCGAATTACGCAACGTACATCGTGCGGGTGAACTCGAGATACAAAATGTGCGAGTTGAACATGTCTGGGCAATCGACCGGCCGGGGAGTGAGGTCGGTTTTGACGTTGCACTGTCTGTTGAGTTTATCGTCAATGAAGGCGATTATCATTATGATGACTATGATGAATACACTATATGGCTCATGCTTTCGTGTGTCGGTGACATTGATCAAAGATTAGACGATTGCTTAATAAACGAGGTCTCCTTATACAGTAAAAGAAATCGTACCCAGTCGGAACTGGATGATTCGCTTGTTCCCTATATTGCTTACGAGAATCTGGAGGCAGTAGCACATAAATTCTTGGAGGAATTCTATCCCGAGGCTCTAAGAAAGACGCCTTTTGGGCAGCCTCCGGTATTAGTTGATCCACAGGTTTTAGCCGAGAGACTAGATCTACAGGTAGAGATTCGTCACATAAAAGAAAACTCATCCGTTTTCGGTCAGCTCTTCTTTGAGAGTGCAGAAACCATGTTGTATAACGCTAAGACTGAAAAAGAAGAGCCCCACCGGATTAACGCTGGAACGATTCTTGTTGAACCTAATCTGTTTTTTCTAAGAAATCTTGGATCCGTTAATAACACGATAGTGCATGAGTGTGTTCACTGGGTAAAGCATAAAAAGGCGTTTGCTCTAGCGAAATTATACAACTCGGATATTTCAAGTATTAGTTGTGAAATTGTTGGAGGTGCGTCATCCCCTGTTTCTAAAACCGCTACTGAGTTTATGGAAAAACAGGCCAATCAATTGGCCCCAAGAATTCAAATGCCGGCAGCACCTTTCAAGGCGAAAGCAAAAGAGTATATCGCCCAGTTCATGCGAGAGCTTGATGCTAAGCATGCTGTTGATGTTATGGAAAAGGTCATCATTCAGCTAGAGATGACGTTTGGTGTTTCTCGTCAGGCTGCCAAAATCAGATTAGTAGAACTGGGCTTTGAAGAGGCGATTGGTACTTATAATTATGTAGATGGTCACTATGTAAAACCTCACGGATTTAAAAAGGGCAGCGTCAAGATTAATCAGACATTCACGATAGGTGCACAAGATGCTGCTATAGAGCGAGCAATAAATCCGGAGTTAAAAGAGAAAACATCAAATGGCGATTATCTTTTTATTGATAATCACTTCGTATATAACGCTCCACTTTATGTACAAACGGGCGTCTCCGGAAATCTCGAGCTAACAGACTACGCCAGGACTCACATGGATGAATGCTGCTTACTATTTGATATGCGAATAACAAGTAGCATAGGAGCTGTTTATCATACAGCCTGTTTCCTCAATCGTGAGCAAAGTCATGTTACCTTTGAGATCAAATTCCACAATGGATACGAGAATGCACCTAAGGAGCGGCAGGTTGAGCTTCGTAAACGGCAACAAGAAGAGTGGATGAATATCCGTCGACAAATGACGGATGACCCTGAGCAGTGCATGACGCTATTACTTCAGTGGCGGGAGCTAAGTTACAAGGGACTTGGAGAAATTATCTCAAGAAATCCAGAGACAATCAGTCGTACGGTGAAAGGACAAACAAAGCCTAATCATAAGACAGCAGCACTAATCTGTTTCGGGCTGAATTTGTCACCGGAAATCAGTAAAAAACTTCTCCAAGTATTAAACTGTACATTAAACCCATTAGATCCTGAACATCAATGGATTCAAGAAGCTCTCACTCTCCTGTATCCCGAACCAATTAATAACATCAAATCATACTTGTTACAGTTCGGAGTAGAATTGTAATCAGAACTTAACATTATTGCAATTTTAAAAGTCGATATGCTATGTCGACTTTCTTTATCTTATCTTTGTTATCAATCGATAAAGGGGAATAAAAATAGTTATCTGTTACTCCTTGACAGCATTTAGTGTAGCTCTTACAATGATGTTATCAATAAATAATATAAACAGTGATTGTTAACAACAAGACATTTAATAGTTCACGATAGCGATTGATAACAGGAGGCATCGAATGAGAAACGAATCCAGTGGTATGACAGTCATTTATGATGGGAAGAAAAACACTCTGCTTTGTGAGGGAATAGTTAAGGAGTATCCGATAGGGGGATTAGCGTGTGAATATGCTCGGCTTGCTCCTAGTGAATTAAAGCCCATTTTTAATTCTTATCCAAAACAATCAGATGCCAAGTCTGCTGATAATGCTACTGAGGCACTGATGTGGATAAAAGATGAATTAATTAAAACACAGCTTCCTGTAGTAGCTTTGATGTGCTTTGCATCAGTCATAGAGGCTTTTTCTGACTTAATGAATCGTTCGGAGATAGAGATTGAAACTCATTTGTCTGAGATTAATATGGATATTGAGAACGATGATGTGAAAAAATTTATTTTAGACGGAACCGGCTCCAACTCATTTTCAGATAACACGATAGGGGACATGTTTTCTTATGCCTACTATGTTTTTTCGATGGAGTACGTAGTCTTTAAGTATTTATTTATTGCACTTACGAAGAGTGTTGAAAAAGAGGCAGGAGAAGAAGTTGACTTAGAGGAATATGAAAAATCTTTGAATACATTTGGGTCGATGTATTCAACTGAGTTGATGAGCGCACAGCACTTTGGCTTTAAAATTCTCAACATTGAAGGTGAATTTCAATCTATTTACTCTATTGAAAGCTCGGTATCTTTGTTGGTATTTGAGGTAGCGCATCTTATTGAAACAGGCACAGTTATTACGAAATGTAAAAACTGTAATAACTATTTTGTGACTCTGGGAAGATCAGACACTATCTATTGTGATTATGCGTCTCCTCAAGATTCCAGTAAAAAGTGTAACGAGATTGGGCCACAAATAACCAGAGCAGAGAAAGAAAAAAATGATGAAGCGACTAAATTATATAGAAAAGTGTATATGCGTTATAAGATGCTCGAGAAAAGAAATCCCGAAGAAACAAAGTACACGGTAATCCTTAAGGAATTGGTAGAAGGTTCCAAGAGATGGAGACAAGTGATCAAAGCTAATCCAGAGAGAAGAAACGAATATGTCTCATGGATTAAGAGCTATGACGGGAGGGAGGTGCGCTGATGTTTAGGAGACCAATTCGAAACTTAAGAAGCAGTACTCAGGATAGATTCTGTGACGTAATAATAGATAAAGGCGAGGCTTTCCTAGAGGTAAAGAACTCACGAAAACGAGTGATAAAAATTCCTTGGACAGATGTCAAGAATCAAGTACGTATAGCAAAAGAGGAGGAAGCAAAAAAATAAATAAGAGCGGAAGCTACCGCAACTTGCCCCGTAAATGACGAGGAGCAGAGAGCCGGAGTTATCTGATTTAGCCAATAGGCTAGCAGGTGACTCCGGCTTTTTTATGCGTGTACGGTCGATACGATGTGTCGATTTTTCTGGAAAATCGTGCCTTACAGTATCAAGTAGATGTGCTACTAGCCATCAAAACTAGAGAACTTCAACTGAATGTTCACCTCCTGATCAGGGGTGCCCAGAGCGGACAGTTGAAACAGAAGAATAAACGTCAACCCACTGGGACGGTTGGCCATTTTGGAGCGAGGTTTCACTCTATGGCCAATGTAACGGGAATGTTCCACGTGGTTCCTCGCTTCGGATTTGTTCCGAAGGAGGGACACAGTGGAATTCAAGACAAATAACGACAAGCAACGACAATCACTGGTCATCAACTATGTTGGACCACGTGGAGGCAAATGCAAATTAAAAATCGAAGGCTTACCGATGGACGAGAACATTCGGAAGCAGCTACTGGATCCGGATTACTGGCCGGAATGGAAGACGGTCTATCTTGCAGGTTTATATCAAGAGCAGGTGTCGCAGAAGAATGAGGCGAAACACCACCAGTACGAGGTAACGGATAACGTGATGGAATCTTACATGTACAAGGACGCCTCGGGTAAAGCACACCATATTCAAAACGGCGAGGGTCATGCCAAGTACAGCCTTTCAAGCACAGCACAAGACTTTGAATTAGATCTCGAAAATCGTGAGGTTCTGGAAATGCTCCTAAGCGAGCTTAATCCTGAGCAGCGAGAGAGAACGATTCTTTTCCATTTGCACGGTTATAGCTATACGGATATCGCTGAGATGCAGGGCGTCAGTCCCACAGCTGTTCGGAACTCAATCAACCGAGGTTTTGCAGCAATTCGAAAAAAGTATCCGGACCACGTTCAAAAAGGGGATTCCTCCTGCCTAAAGAGTGGGAAGGAATAACCAATACCACCTTCTCGAAGGGAGGTACTGCCATGAGCTACAACAGGCGAAGGTATCGAATGAATAGCCGCCAGAGGCGGATCACAGCAGACAAAGTCAAATCCAATGAATAGGAGAGTCAACTATGGACAATATGGAAATTTATACGCATGAGCAGTTCGGTGAAATCCGAACCATAGTAAGAGAAAAAGAGGTCTGGTTTGTTGCAGCGGATATTTGTAACGCACTGGACATCAAGAATACCACAGATGCTATTAAGAGATTAGACGTAGATGAGAAGTCTAGATTCAATCTAGGGTTATCCGGCGGAGCTACCAACTGCGTTAATGAATACGGACTATATAACCTTATTCTTGCCAGCCGTAAGCCCGAAGCAAGAAGCTTCAAGCGCTGGATTACACATGAGGTGTTGCCCGATATCCGCCAGCACGGAGTTTACATGACCCCGGCAAAGCTGGAGGAGGTCATTCTCAACCCTGACATCATAATCCGTATAGCGACGGAACTGAAGAAGGCGAGGGAAGAGCGGGATGCCCTTTCTATCGAAAACTCGAGCCTTACTGTGCAAAACACCGTTATGCAGCCAAAGGCAGATTATTTTGATGAGCTGGTTGATAGAAACCTGTTATCCAATCTTCGTGACACGGCAAAGGCACTCGGTATCGGGCAAAAGGATTACATTTCTTTCTTGCTCGAGGAAGGGTACCTCTACAGAACAAGTAAAGGTCAGCTAAGGCCTTATGCCGATAAGAATGACGGCCTCTTTGAAATCAAGGAATGCTACAACAAGAAGACCGACTGGAAGGGTTATCAGACTCTGGTTACACCGAAGGGGCGTGAGACGTTTCGTCTCCTGCTTCAAGGGGGTGTGAGATGAGCCGCATCAAACTCCTTAAAGATGTAGTAGACGACTTACAAGCCCTGGTAAATAGCCTCGGTACGCTGGCGACAGCTATTGAAAGCGGAGAACAGCAGGAACCTGTATCAGCAGAGGCGGAAGCTCCTGCTCTCACCTTATCTGATGTTAGAGCCGTGCTGGCAGGGAAGTCACAAGCCGGATTCACGAAAGAGATAAAAGCACTCATCAGCAAATACGGTGCCGAGAAATTATCTGACGTGGACTCTGAACTTTATGAAGCCTTGCTACAGGAAGTGGAGGGACTTAGCGAATGACTAATCATGCTCTACTATCCGCTTCCTCATCAGACAGGTGGTTAAACTGCCCGCCCTCGGCAAGGCTGAACGCCGGCCCTGAAAGCACAGTCTCGACCTATGCCCTAGAGGGAACGGAAGCCCATCAGCTTTGTGAGAGCCTGCTTAAAGAAGCCCTCGGGATAAAAGCCGAGGACCCAAGACCCGGTCTCACCATGTACTCCGAAGAAATGGAACGTGCGGCCACGACTTATGTGGAACACGTCATGGAGTGCCTTGAGGGGGCAAAGCTCACGACCTCGGACCCGATGGTATTCATTGAACAGCGTTTGGATTTTTCAGAGTACGTACCACAGGGCTTTGGTACAGCGGACTGCATCGTCATAGCGGATAAGTGCCTGTCACTTTTTGATTTCAAGTACGGGACCGGGATCCTGGTCGATGCGGAGAAAAACTCACAGCTTATGCTCTACGGCCTTGCTGCCACTTTGCTCTTTGATGTGATTTATGACTTTGACGAAGTCCAAATGACCATCATTCAGCCAAGACGAGACAACATCAGCACCTACAGCATCAGTAAGGATGAACTTATCCACTGGGCTGAGGAAACGGTCCGCCCAATTGCCAAGCTTGCCTTTGAAGGCAAGGGAGATTTTAAGGCAGGGAAGCACTGTCAGTTCTGTTCTGTGAAGGCGACCTGCCGGGAACGTGCGGAAGCAAATCTGGCTCTTGCCCAGTACGAATTTCGTGAAGCCGAGCTCCTTAGCGATGAAGAGGTAGCCGATGTCCTGGACAAAGCAGACGACCTTATTTCATGGGCGAAGGACGTAAAGGAATATGCCCTATCAGCCGCTCTCTCGGGTAAAGCGTTCCCGGGCTACAAGCTAGTAGAAGGCAGGTCGAACCGTAAGTACATAAACGAGGAAGCTGTCGCAGAGACCGTTTCCGAAGCAGGCTATGAACCCTACGAGAAGAAGATTCTAGGCATCACAGCCATGACTAATCTTCTCGGACGAAAACAATTTAATGAACTGTTAGGCCATCTGGTGATGAAACCGGAAGGCAAACCAACGCTCGTACCGGTGCGAGACACAAGACCGGCAATGACAACTATTTTTGATGAATTTAAGGAGGAATCTATCCATGACTAAGAATCCAATGAAAGTTATTACAGGCAAAGACACACGCTGGAGCTATGCCAACGTCTGGGAGCCAAAATCAATCAACGGCGGCACACCTAAGTTTTCCGTATCGCTGATTATTCCAAAGAGCGATACCAAGACAATTGATGCCATCAAGAAGGCAATCGAGGCCGCCTACAAGGAAGGCGAGGCTAAGCTGAAAGGTAACAGCCGGTCTGTTCCTGCACTTGAAGCTATCAAGACACCGCTTCGTGACGGTGACCTTGAACGGCCAGATGATGAAGCTTACAAAAACAGCTACTTCATCAATGCCAACTCGACCACGCCTCCCGGCATTGTTGATGCCAGCGTCCAGCCCATCCTCACACGCTCGGAGGTCTATAGCGGCGTGTACGGAAGAGCGTCCATCAACTTCTATGCCTTCAACAGCAATGGTAACCGGGGAATAGCCTGCGGCCTCAACAACCTGCAAAAAATCCGAGACGGTGAGCCATTAGGAAGCCGCGCTACTGCTGAGTCCGACTTCGCTGATTTTGCAGAAGACGACTTTTTAAGCTGATAGGAGGACGCCTATGACAGCTTTAGTCTGGCACTATGTTGTGCACATCATAGCTTTTCTTTTGGCCATTATCGTGACCCTCGGTCTCATCTCGATTCCAATAACTCTATTCATTGAGTTAGTCGAATTTGTTCGGCACGAGAAGCGAAAAACAAGGAAACGTTAGTTGGCCTTATGGGCGGTGGAGGAATCTACCGCCCTACTTTTATAGGAGCGATGCATGAAAAATATACTATTAGATATTGAGACTTTTTCCTCGGCGGATCTGCGGAAGACGGGTGTCTACCGTTATGTTGAGGCTGAGGATTTTGAGATTCTCTTACTGTCTTACTCTATTGACGGAGGAGCAATTCAAACGGTTGACCTGGCGTCCGGTGAGAAGATACCGGACGAAATCACCCTAGCCTTTCTCTCTGATGAGGTTATCAAGTGGGCCTTTAACGCCCAGTTCGAACGTGTCTGTATTTCTGAATGGCTAAAACGAAACGGCTATAATTTAGAACGCCCCGTGGCCTTTGGAGAGGAACGAGAGTTGTTACGCTACCTCGATCCTGTGTCCTGGCGCTGCGACATGATCTGGTCGGCTTATCTGGGCTTGCCGCTTTCCTTAGAACAAGTCGGCAGTGTCTTGAACCTCGATAAGAAAAAACTAAAAGAAGGCAAAGACCTCATCCGTTATTTCTCCGTACCCTGTAAACCGACCATCTCCAATAAGCAGCGAACGAGAAATCTCCCACACCACGATCCTGAGAAATGGGCAGAGTTCAAAGCCTATAACAAGCGAGATGTAGAGACGGAGATGTTGATCCACGAAAAGCTCTCACGCTTTCCGGTGCCTGATTTCGAATGGGAACTCTACATCCGTGACCAGCAGATCAACGACCTGGGGATCCTTATAGATAAGGAACTCGCAGCAAACGCCATCCGGATGAATGAATCGGTGCGTGAAGAGTATCTCGTGAGGGTAAAAAATATCACCAGTCTTGAAAATCCCAACTCGGTGGTCCAGCTAAAAGGCTGGCTCGCATCAAAAGGTATAGTCACGGATTCCCTTGATAAAAAGGCCGTGAGAGAGCTTCTCGGGGAAGCCACGGGAGAGGTCAAGGAAATCCTCGAAACAAGGCAAGAACTCTCCAAGTCCAGCATCAAGAAGTATGAAGCGATGCGAGACTGTGTTTGTAAGGACGGACGGGCTAGAGGGCTTTTGCAGTTCTATGGTGCGAATCGGACAGGTCGCTTCTCCGGCAGGTTAATCCAAGTACAAAATCTTCCGAGAAATAATATGGATGATTTAGAGCTGGCACGAACGCTTGTAAAGCAAAATGATCTGGCTAGCCTAGAACTTCTTTTTGATTCCGTTCCACAGGTTTTATCAGAATTAATCAGAACGGCCTTTATTCCAAAAGAGGGACGTGTCTTTTTAGTGGCTGACTACTCAGCCATTGAGGCGAGGGTGCTTGCCTGGCTAGCCGGTGAAAAATGGCGTGTCGAACTCTTTCAAAAGGGCGGCGACATCTACTGTCAATCGGCAAGCGAGATGTTTGGAGTTCTCGTTGAAAAGAACGGTATCAACGGGCATTTAAGACAAAAAGGTAAGATCGCAGAACTGGCCTGTGGCTATGGCGGCTCGGTCGGAGCACTTAAATCAATGGGCGCTTTGGAGATGGGACTTTTGGAAGAAGAACTCCCGGGGCTTGTTGATTCTTGGCGCATGTCTAACACTCAAATCACTAAGCTCTGGCGCGATGTGGATACGGCAGCAATAACAACGGTCAGAGAAAGACGGAAGACAGAGGTCAAGAATATCAGCTTCGAGTATCAGAGTGGTATGCTGATTCTCACCCTGCCTTCAAAGCGCCAGCTCTTTTATGTGAAGCCTCGCATCACGGAAAACCGCTTCGGTGGTGAATCGATTAGCTACATGGGTGTCGGTACGGGAAGACGCTGGGAGCGGCTTGAAACCTACGGGGCAAAGCTTGTAGAAAATATTGTCCAGGCTATCTCCCGTGACATCTTATGCTCGGCTCTCATGACCTTTAAATATTCCGACATAGTCATGCACGTTCACGACGAAATCGTGATTGAAGCAGACCCTCGCATGTCGGTCGAGGCGGTCTGCAAGCAAATGAGTAGGACGCCTGAATGGGCTAACGGCTTGCTACTTGATGCGGACGGGTTCACCTGCGATTTTTATCAAAAAGATTAGGCCCGTTCAAAACACCATATTTTCCTGCCTAGAAAGTGAGACACCAGATTTTCACAAAGGAGGAAAATATGAAAGTTTTTGTTTGCTCGCCTTATCGAGGCGACATAGAAAGAAATACGAAACGAGCAAGGGCGTATGTAGAAACCGTCATCACGCAGGGGCATACCCCTTTTGCTCCACATCTTCTTTATACCCAGATTTTAGATGAAGAAACGGACAGGGAACTTGGCATGGAACTAGGGCTAGACATGCTCACGGCAATGGATGAGCTCTGGGTCTTTGGCGAGCGCGTCACGGACGGTATGCGGCAGGAAATCAACAGTGCCATCAGTCAGGGGATTCCGGTCAGGTATGTGGGGGAATTGAAATGAAACTAACAATTTTTACGGCGAACTGTGCAGGGAACGCCTTAAACCCTTACTACCCGAACCGAGTGGAGGCGATGGACGAGGATAGCTTTAAGGCGGCCGTCTCTTTAGATCATGTGGCAGCTGAGTTTAAGGGGGCTTATCGAAGTAATACGAACTTTATCCAAGCCGACCATATCAGCATGGACGTGGACAACGAACTCAGCGATGAGCCGGAGGATTGGATTACGCCGGAGGATATTTTGTCTATCTTTGACGGGGTGTCGCTAGCTATCTCGACCAGCCGAAGCCACATGAAGATAAAAGGATCGAAGTCGGCAAGGCCAAGGTTTCATGTCTATTTTCCAATACGACTTGTCACCGATGCAGATCAGGTACGGGAGCTAAAGGAACTTCTCGCAGACAGCTTTTCTTTCTTTGATAAACACGCCCTTGATGCGGCGAGGTTTATGTACGGGAACGCTGCGACAACGGTTTACTGGCAGGAAGGAACTGAGCTCATCACCGACTTTCTCTATGATGCTTTTGCCGAATGGGACGAGCAGCAAGACGAGATCCCGGAAGGGTCGAGAAATCAAACCATGTCTCGCTATGCCGGACGGCTTGTTGTTCGTCTAGGCGATACTGAGGAAGCCTATAAGATGTTTTCTAAAAAGGCGGCACTTTGTAATCCGCCACTTCCGGAAGATGAACTGGACAAGATCTGGCAGAGCGCCCTTCGCTTTGGTAGGCGTGTCTCGGAGCAGGAAGGCTATGTACCGCCCGACGAATATGGGCAGAGTTTTATGCTCAGACCTCCGGACTACTCGGATATCGGTCAGGCTAAGATGCTGGTTCGAGAATACGGCGAGGAACTGGTTTATACCTCGGCCACGGATTATTTACGTTATGACGGTGTCCGCTGGGTGGAATCAAAGCAGCGAGCAGTCGGTGCGATGGAGGAGTTCTTAGATAAGCAACTGTCCGATGCCATGAAGGAGCTGGAACAGGCTACGGAAGCTCTAAAGAAGGCGAGCCTTCCGGAAGAAGCGATTCGTGCCGGTGGGAGGACACTTGAAAAGGAAATAACGCCGGCAACAAAGCCTCTTTACCTGAGGTTTTTAGCGGCCAAAGCCTACCACACTTTTGTGATGAAAAGGCGTGACATGAAATATGTGACCTCCGCCTTACAGGCGGCCAAGCCGATGCTGGAGGCGGACTATGAAGACCTCGACAGTGACCCGTATCTTCTTAATTGCCCGGATGGCACTTACGATTTAAGGCTGGGTATGGGAGGGAAGCGTGACCATGCTGCCTTAGACCTCATTACGAAGGTCACGGCTGTGGCTCCGGGCGATACCGGGCGAGAACTCTGGCTTGATTCTTTAGAAAAAACCTTCAAGGGCGATTCTGAGCTGATCAATTACGTGCAGATGATTGCCGGGCTTGCTGCTATAGGTCAGGTCCAGCTTGAAGCTCTCATCATTTCCTACGGCGAGGGATCAAACGGTAAGTCGACCTTTTGGAACACCATTGCAGGAGTTCTTGGAAATTACAGTGGCACGATCTCTGCCGATACCTTAACGGCAAATGTCCGGCGTAACGTAAAGCCGGAACTTGCCGAGGCAAAGGGCAAGCGGCTACTCATTGCAGCTGAGCTTGATGAAGGTATGCGGCTTTCCACCTCGGTCGTCAAACAGCTTTGTTCCACTGACCGTATTAAGGGCGAAAAGAAATACAAAGACCCGGCTGACTTTATCCCGACCCACACACTGGTCCTTTACACAAACCACCTGCCAAAGGTCGGAGCGATGGACTCCGGTATCTGGCGGCGGCTTATCGTTATCCCGTTCCTTGCCAAGATCGAAGGGAAGAACGACATCAAGAATTATGGCCAGTATCTTTTGGACGAGGCGGCTCCTTTTGTCTTGCAATGGGTGATTGAGGGAGCGAAAAAGGCGATCGACCTTGAGTTCAAGTTCCCGATGCCGTCTTGTGTGGAAGATGCCATCAACAGCTACCGGTCAGACAACGACTGGCTCACTCACTTTTTAGATGAGTGCTGCGAGATAGGAGATGGTCTTCATGAACAGTCCGGAAAGCTCTATGAGACCTACCGGGATTACTGTGCGAGAAAGGGCGAATTCACGAGGAGTGCGAATGAGTTCACATCGGCTTTAGAACAGCGTGGATTTGGCAGAGTAAGGCGCAAAAACGGTCGTTTCATCACGGGCTTGAAACTATTAATAGAGGACTTTATTTGAGAGAAGGTGACGCCTGATGACGCCTGCTACATTAGTTCCCTTTAGGGCTGAAATTTCTGAATTTTTCCCTCTAAGAGAAAGTCTTGTAATAGCCGTCATCGCCTGTCACCTCTAAGGAGGAAGACATGAATTTTTACAACTATATGACTCGTAATTTTATTGATGAAGATAGTCCGAGAGGCGATTTAGCTAAGGACATGAAGATGGATAAGGCGACCTTTCCTAAAAACGGCGTAGGTAAATTTGATGGTTGGTACAAAATCATCAGGGATTATCTCCTGCATCAAGGTGCTTGCTCTGAGTGTATGGAGACTTTCGTAGCATGCTGGAAAGACTATGAATTGCTTGAACGAAAAAGGCTTCGATTACCCCTCAAACTAGCGAAGGGTGACGGTCGGTGACAGTCTCTGTATTAAACCCCTTTAGGGCGAAAAATTAGAGAAATTTAAATATAGAGAAGTTTACTAGATGACCGTCATCGACTGTCACCTTGAAAGGTATATGTGATGAGAGAACAGCAGATCGAACAACAACTTAGATTGATGACAAAAGCGAGGGGCGGGCTTTGCCTGAAGTTCGTCTCGCCCGGCTGGATCGGAGCACCAGACAGGATCGTACTTTTTCCTGATGGGAAGGCGGGCTTTGTCGAGGTAAAGAGCCCCGGGAAGAAGCCCCGGAAAATACAACTCTTACGGCACCAGCAGCTTAGGCGTTTAGGCTTTCAGGTTTTTGTCTTAGATAAAACGGACGATATCGGAGGGATACTGGATGGAATACAAGGCACATGATTATCAAGAATACGCCAAGGAGCAGATTATCAAAAGGGAAGCGGTGGGGCTTTTCCTAGAGCCGGGACTTGGGAAGACGGTCATCACTTTGTCTGCCATCTGGGACTTGATGTTTGACTACTTTGAGGTTTCTAAAGTTCTCGTTATCGCACCCCTTCGAGTGGCGGAGAACACCTGGACGGAGGAGCTTGAAAAGTGGGATCACCTGACCTTTCTTCGGATCTCGAAAGTCCTCGGTACGGAAAAAGAAAGACGGGCTGCTTTAGAAGAAGAAGCCGACATCTACGTCATTAACCGGGAGAATGTGGCCTGGTTATGCGAGATTGACGGCCTAGATTTTGACATGCTGGTGATTGATGAACTTTCAAGCTTCAAGAGCCATAAGAGTAAACGCTTTAAAGCACTGAAACAAAGACGTCCCGGTATCAAGAGAGTGGTGGGTCTTACGGGGACACCCTCGACCAACGGCCTGATGGATTTATGGGCGGAGATTTATCTTTTGGACCAGGGCAAGCGTCTCGGGAAAACGATCAGCTCTTACCGGGCAGACTTCTTTACCCCTGACCGCATGAACGGCCATATCGTTTATAGCTATAAACCCCGTCACGGCGCAGAAGATTTTATCTATAGCCTTCTTTCCGGCCTTTGTGTCTCGATGAAGACCGGCGACTTTCTTCAAATGCCGGAACGGCTCGAGCGTGATGTGAAAGTCCACCTTCCTCAAGAAGCAAAAGAAAGCTACAAGGAGATGGAGCGAGAGATGGTGACAAAATTAGAAGATAAGACCATTGATGCGGTAAATGCAGCCGTCCTGACAAACAAACTCATCCAAATGGCCTCCGGTTCGGTCTATGACGAGGGCGGTAATCCGGTAGAAGTCCACACGGCAAAAATAAACGCCTTAGAAGACCTGATTGAAGCGGCTAACGGGAAACCCGTCCTCATCTATTACAACTACCGGCATGAAAAGATGCGGATCAAGCAGAAGTTTCCGGACGCTCTGGAACTTAAAACACCGGAGGACTTTAGGGCTTGGAATAGGGGCGAAATAGAGATTGCGATGGCGCACCCTGCCTCGATGGGCCACGGCCTGAACCTACAACACGGCGGTTCCACGGTCATCTGGTTTTCACTTCCCTGGTCCTTAGAACTTTATCAACAAGCGAACGCAAGGCTCTGGCGGCAAGGTCAAACGGACACGGTCGTAATCTTTAGACTACTTAGCGTCGGCACGATTGATACCGATGTGGCACGGGCACTTGAGAAAAAGGACGTGACGCAGGAAGCCTTGATGCAGGCGGTGAAAGCGAGGGTACATGGATAGTAAGAAAATGGTGGAAGAAATGATCCAAAACTACCCTGATAACCTCGCCCGAATTGAAAGTCTTCAAGAAGAAGCAAAACACTTTATCCCATTAACAGAAGCAGAGGTCTTAGAGATGCTGACCTTACCCGGGAAGACGGAAAACAGCGTCCGGGTGCAGCGCGATGTAGACACCTGCCGGGTGATGACGATCGCCACGACTTATAGACGGCTCACTTGGCTCATAAACCAAAGCGTCTGGTCGGAGCTCTCCCGTGAGTGCCTTAGACCGTCAAGGGAGGTGGCCTTTGTTGAGTACGCCATCAGGGCACTGCCACGCTTTTACCGGGACCTCATGACGGTTGACGTTTTAGAAGATAAAAGCTGGAGCGAAGTCTGCCAGCACTTTGCAATCAGCGGAGCAGAGTTTTCGAGGAAGAAGGAAAAAGCGATCCGGCACATGGCAAGGACGCTGGAAGAACAATATCAGTATTTTGGTTTGGAGGAACTACGAGATGAAGGTACAAGAGCAGTTTGAAAATTACGAACGGTATCGCGGCGAGCTGGAAGCAGACCTTTGTATGCTGGCGGATATCCTGCATTTAGAAATGCCGGAACCGGACGGGAACACAAATGTGTTAGGCCGTATGCTAAGAAAGATTGAAGCGTCGGTTGATTTTGTGGCGGATGATCGTGTCGAGGAACGCTTGGAGCATGCCAAGATGCGGTTTAAACAACTCACCCTCTTAGAATGGGCGATCCGCAGTCGGCCGAGAAGGCAACAAGAGATTTTGCATGGACTTTATGTTGAACGCCTTTCTTGGCAGGAACTCATGGATGAGCTTCACGTGAGCCAGATGACCATATCCCGTGACCGTAAACAGGCGTTTACCGACTTAGAAAAGGTGCTGCCTGAGCTTTGGTAAGGAATGTTAGAAAAGAGGTAATCCTTGTTAGTGCTTCGTACTTCAAGACCCTGTTATTATTAAGCTAGCAAAAAAGTAAGGAGACCTGTGGCGAGTGCTGCAGGTTTTTTTATGCCGGAGGTGTTTTATGCCAAGAAAACCAAAACGCCCCTGTTCTTATCCCGGATGCCCTGAGCTGGTTGATGGCAGGTTCTGTACGGCACATGAGAAAAAGGAGAACCGCCGCTACGAAAAGTACCAGCGCGACCCTGAGACGAGAAGACGGTACGGCAGAGCGTGGAAGCGGATCCGTGACAGGTACATCAAATCCCATCCTTTGTGCGAGGAATGCAAACGAAACGGGAAGCTTATCCCTTCCGAAGAAGTGCACCACGTTGTGCCTTTAAGAGAAGGCGGAACGCATAAGGAGTCTAACCTCATGGCTCTTTGTAAGTCTTGTCACTCGAGGATCCATGCCGAGCGTGGCGACAGGTGGAGCTGACGGGGTAGGGGGATCTCAATCTCTACGAAGAAAAAAGCGAGCAACGGGCGGTGGGCGCCGTGCAAAAAAAGTTCAATTCAAACGGGGGATTAACCCCCTTTTTTATTTTCAGGAAAGGAGGTGCCTTGTGGCAAGAGACGGAACATACCGAGGCGGCAGACGTG